GCGTAAAATCAATATTCACAGGCGGCGCAATTAAATCAATTGAGAATATTGCATCCGAATGGATAGAAACTGACTTAGAAAGCGCAGAGGCTAAAGTATTAATGGTTAAGACGCTTGACCCTAACGGCAAGATGCGCAGGGACTTATCTAATAGAGTTACCACCCTTTACACTTTGTACATCGTGACGGCTCTTATATTACTTATTTGTGAAAGCTTCGGTATAGGTGATATTAATCAAATAGCAGTAGCAACGGAAAAGGTAACAGAATTGTTTTTTCCTATCACTACGCTATTCGGTGTGATTGTTAGTGCAAGCTTTGGTGTGAACTACGCTAACACTAAACAAGGCAAGTAACCTATAAGCGCTAGTTAATTAGCGCTGTTCTTTATTATTTATCAGTTAAGGTAAGTCCGTAATTATTTACACAGGTATAATTAACACCTTCCTTTTTTATTAGCTTATTTTCTTTGAATGGCTTGTAATCAACGTGATGATGCCACCTGTTAAACCTCCACACAACACTAGCAACATCAGGATGAAGATCTGCAAGCATTTGTGACTTAGGTAAAGTCCCTTCGTCCGCATAAAACTCCTTTGTGTTTCCTCCCTTCATTCGCTGAGTCGTAACCTTTCCGCATAAGAAGGCGTTCATTTGTATAGTGCAAAGACCGTCCTTTAAAACCCTTAATGATAAATCTGTATCTTCGTTGTATCTTCCTCTCCACCTGTACCCTGCATTATTGTCAATTAGCAAGCATGAATATATTCTAGTGTTAGATATAAAAGGCGGCACTTTATCTGTCTTTTTACAGAAAGAATAATAATTTAACCCTGCGACGGGAACATTGGAAAATCTGTCAACAAAATCTTCAGTGGCCTTTAATGTTGCTCCTGTTTCAACTTCGTACTTCTCATTTTTATTCAAGTAATGAAATGCGTCCAAGTTATCATCCATAACCCAATGACGATTAAAGCCGTTGTTTTTTGAATGGTCTATACAAAAATTACGGGCAGCACCTGGGCCCTTGCTTCTTGTGCTACCTAACTCATCGCAAGTATCGTAATTATTTAAATACCTAGATGGAAGCACTAGTATAATTGCGTTCGTTTTAGCTTTATATTCTTCCGCCTCGTGGATTTCAATAACAATATAATGAGGTACGCCCATTCTATCCAATGCTTTGGTTGTTATTCCGTTGTCAGCTCGCCCTTTCGAGACTATGTATACAGGGTATTCAGGGTTTACGGGCTTGTTGCTCACGTACTTGTGTTTTATCCCTCCCCAATGAGATTTAAACGGAAACCATATTGACTTGGTTTTATCTGTTATCTTTTGCTCAGTGACTTTTGAAAACAAACCTCTTTGAGCTGATACAGTAGAGAAATTAAATTTAAGTGATCTATATAAATAACGGTCATAATCAGTTTTACAGTTAAACCTTACAAATATATAACTACCATCAATAAATGTAACTTTTATTTTTTTGAATTCTGTCTTTTTTTCCTGTTTAAATTCTGGCATTCCTTCCCACAATACATTCATCTCTTACACTCCTTAAAATAAATCTTCACGATCAATATACTCATCTTATAACCCTTATGTTTTATGCTTTAATTAAATCCGCGCTTAGTTGGCGCTGACTTTGATTCTTCATCGTGTTGTATTCTTGCTACAGCTTCCATAGATAACGCTAAAAACTTACCATTACACTTTTCTAGGTAAATAGTTCCGTTACCATCGTTATGTCTATCCTTGGCGATAATCAATTCAGTAACGCCTTTCAGTGATGTTTCAGGCTCAACAATTTCTTGGCGGTGAACAAACATAATTAAATCAGCATCAGCTTCGATACAACTAGAGTCTTTCAAGCTAGACATATTAGGTTTATCTTTTACGCTTTGCGGGCGCTTGGATTGAACACATAAAAATACAGGAACTTTCATTTCCTTTGCTAACTCTTTTAAGTCTCGCGTAATGTTACCGATTGCTATGTCGTGTCTATCTGCCTTGCCTAGCTTCATCAAACCTAAGTAATCAATAAAGATAGCTGACAAATCAGGGTATTTAATTTTATGCCTTCTAACCTTGGCGCGTATTTGACCGACTGACTGCTTAGGCTCATCAGTGATATACAATCCGCTTGCTCTAAGTTCGACTACTGCGTCTGTTATTCTTCCAAAGTCCTCATTATCAAGACGAGCGCTTTTAAGTTTATCTGGTGCAACATTTCCAACACCTGAAACGAATCTTTCAAAAACTTGATTCTCTGACATCTCCATACTGAAAAACATTACATTCTTTTTTTGATCAATCGCCACTGATGTTGCTATGGTTTGACAAAATAAAGTTTTACCCATCGAAGGTGAGCCAGCAATAACAACTAAACATTCGTCACCGATGCCGTTTACCTTCTGATCAAGCTCATCAATCCCTGTTGATAAACCAGCGATTAAACCACCCCTTGCCGCTCTTGCATCCAGTTCATCCAAGAAATCGCCCTCTAGGTCTCTTATGTGGCGCAAATCTTTACCGCTAGAGTGAAGAGAGATGTTTTTAAGCTCATTGTCTAAATGTTCGATAACTTCTGTAACTTCTGTTTTTTGCTCAATCATACCGTTGGCGTTTTGAAGTACGGAAACCAAATCACGAGAGCGAGCGCATTTTTTAACAAGTGTTGCGTATGCTCCCATGTTAGAAATGCCAATAGCACCGCGCATGAGTTCAGCAAGATATATAAACCCGCCGTAGTCAAAGCCGATAGTCTCCATTGAGTCCTCAATCAACGCCAGCGATATTTCTTTTTTAGCTTCAGACATTAATTTAATCGTTTTAAATATCCCTCTATGTGATCTAGTATAAAAATCATTAACATCTAAACTATCTAAAGTTTCACGACTATTACTATGAGTTGGATCTTTAATCAACAAGCCTAAAACTTGCTGTTCAACCTCTAAATTATAAATTGGTTCATTTGTTGTCATACTGTCCCTCTACAATTTTTAATAAGTTTGACTTGTTTATAATAAAATCAAAACTAGCTGACCAATCGGATTTTCTACCCATTAAAAAGTCACTAGTAGAAATGTAATCAAATAGCCTAGACCATGTTTCAACATTTTCAAAGTCATGATCGCTATTTTTAAATTGCTTTATAGAAGCTTTTAATTTTGCTTTACGAGGATCAGATAAAACTTTAACTTGCCCTAACTCTGATAACTTGTCGTTGTACTCGTCAGTGATTAACTGACATATGTTATTACTATAATTATCACTCTTATTATTTGTTTTATTCTTATTCTTATTATTACTATCTGCTACGTTTGCTGCCTTTTGCTTGCTATTGCTAGCATTTGCTACCTTTTGCTTGCCTCCTTTAGAGCCAGCTATAGCGCGCCTTTCACAGGTTTTAATGTATTTTTCATCATCCCTAAAAAACTGATTCTTGAATGGTGAAAACGCAATTTTAACAACACTATCAAGCGGGAATTCTTCGCCATGTTGATATGCTTTTATAGCTTTAAACAAAACGCCAGCTTGTCCGTTTGTTAGATCATCTAATATATCTAAGCTGTCGATATGTAATAAAAATGATTTCTTTTTACTACTCATATATAATTACCTTGATGTTGTGAATTAAGTGCTTTTGGTCGGGCGCTTTTTTTATGCCTAGCAAACTGAAAAAGATTTAATTCCAACTTCTTCAAGCATCTTATGAACGGCATCTAAAGTTTTAAACTCTCGCTTTCCTCCTCTAGCTGTTCTTATGGTAGCTAAACCGAACTCCCCTTCATCTACTGCCACTAACCAATTTTCACCGCTACTAACAGCCATTACAGTTGTTATACAGTTATTATCATTTAACTCTTTAAGCTCTTTCTGTTGCATATTTAACGTACTCATTAATTAATCTACGTAAACAATAACGCAATAACGTTGACATGTCAATAATCATTTGCTATTGTTTATCCCAGTTAATAACTAATGAAACAAAACAGGGGAATAGAAGAATGAATACAGACTCAGCAAAAACAATTCAAACCGATACACTATCAATTTTATTGTGTAACCAGGTACACAAGTTTTTACCGGAAAAGGCGCGAGCAATTAAGATATCAAAGTGTTGTAAAGTTATTCGCGATAGAACCAAAGATAAAATATTATTTGACGCTTGCAGGAGTGTCATAAAGGCGACATCTAACGGGCTTTATGGTGATGTAGTAAAGAGCATTCAGCAGACAGAGTTTAATTATTTAATGGCGTATAAAGCGTGATATAACGAACGGAGAGCAAAGATGGCACATTACGACAATGAAAGAGAAGCAGAGTTAGATAATAAGAAAAACTTACCGTTACTTTTAAATGGTGATTGCCTTGAGTGGCTTGATCAGTTAATAAGTGAAGGGGTAAAGGTTGATAGCATTATTACAGATCCGCCATTTAATATAGTTGAGAAAATAGGTAAAAACATACATATTTTCAGGCAAGGTGAGAAGCAGCAGGGTGCAAGTATAACCCCTGACAGTATGCGCTTTGATATTGGGTTTGATCAGTTTGCGTGGTTAGAAAGAATACCTAAGATTTTAAAGAAAGGCGGGAATTTAATTATATTTAACGACTGGGAAAATATGGGAGATATCGCCAAAGTATTAAGAAAGCACAAGATAAAGGTAAAGTGCTTAAATCATTGGCAGAAAAACAATCCTTGTCCCGCTGAGTGGGGAAGAAGGTTTGTTGCTGGGCGTGAATATTTCCTACATTGCACTAATGGGGGTAAATACGAGTTTAATGTAGACAAGTTACACAAGGGTGTTTTTAACTACCCTTTGACTAAGCAGAGCGAAAAGAAAAACGGCAAGCACCCAAACCAAAAGCCGCTAAACCTGATGGAAGAATTAATAGAAATACTTAGCTCAGAAGGGCAAACAATCCTCGACCCGTTTATGGGTAGTGGCAGCACAGGCGTAGCAGCTAAAAACCTAAATCGTAAATTTATAGGTATTGAAATGGACGAAGGTTATTTTAACATCGCTAAAAAGCGCATTGATGAAGCTTAGCAATTAAATAACACATAACAGCAATAACAAATAAGCATCTTAATTGATGTTTTTTTGTATCTGTAAATCACAGACAATAAAAAAGAGAGCCTAAGCTCTCTTTAATAATTCGTAAATAGCATCAATAATCAAGCTGCATACTTTTTTCAATTCGTTTAGCCTCCAATATATCTTCTATGCGCCTACGGTTAATGGGGCGCTCATCTTCCTTTTGCTTTTTTACGCTTGTGATGGCAGATTTAAGCAAGCATTCGCGCTTTACTTGGTTGTTTAGTTCCTCGCTAATTCCTTTCATGTTATTTCTCCACGCGCTTTAGCTAGTAAATCTTCAATTTTATGTCTGTTCTCGCAAACCCAAAAGATAATTGTCTCTTGATAGTTTTCAGGAGCGCTTAATAGTTCTTCTAGCATTGCATACATATCAGGAGCAGCAGCTATTAAACTTGCATCGTGTGGACTGTCTTCCATATCAAATACACGGGCTATCGTAAGCCCTGTGTCAGAGTCGATATAAGTGGCATCGCCAACAAACGAAATATTCCAATCACCTTTTGTAAATTTAGTATTCATATCAGCACCCAAACAGTTCATTAAAAAATTCAGCGGATTTGTTTATTAAGTCGATTAGTTTCATTATTTACTCCACCTTACCTTTACATTTAAAATATTTAGCACGTACTCTACATCGCAAAATTTAGCCGATGTATTGCCGTGCCATACCCTAGAAACTCTTTCATAAGTTAACTCACCACAAAGTTTGTTTAGTGCCATTACACCTGTAATACCTTTATCAAGCGCGGCATCTCTTACGATTTTTCTTAATTCTTTGCATTCAGTCATTTTTATTCCTTATTTAAGTTGATGAGGTAACTCTACTATATATGTACGGATTATGCAAATTATACGAATAACATATTTAATTTGATAAAACGCTTGCAATCATTTTTAATTAGCGTATATTTAGAAACACAAGAAGCAAGCAGGCCCGCTGGTGTCATCCCGTTACACTTCTATAAAAAGTAACTAAGCCAATACCAGCAACTAATTTTAATAGTCTGTATAAGTGAAGTGAGTTAGTGTTGATGGTTCTGCGACTGATGCGCAGTTAATAGAGTTTAAGTCTAATCAACTAAGTCACCTACAATATTGGTTCTGCAAGTTCGATTCTTGCCTAGCTCATTTCACTATACAGACTACAAGGAGAATGATTTTGATTGCATCAACACATATAAACGCAAAGCTTCAAGCGTTAAATGACTTGCTAGCAGAGATTGAAGCAGAAGGTTATGAAACTATCGCACAGGTTAAAGGTTCGATTCATTCAAGTATTGAGTCGCTAGAAATATTAAAGGAGAAGTACGATGAATGAAGTATTTAAGGTTTTAAATAATGTTGATGTAATGCCATTAACAAAAGAGAAAGGTAAGTTTAGATATTTATCTTGGTCTAACGCAGTTCGTGAAGTCTCAAAGCTTTTTCCAGGAATAACATGGGAAATGACTAAGTGGGATTGTTTGCCATACCTAAAGACTGAGGTTGGTTATTTTGTTGAGTGTACAGTAACTATCAACGGTTTAAGTAAAACTCAAATGATGGCTGTTTTAGACTTTAAAAACCAAACAGCTACATCACCAAAAGCTAATGATATCAATAAAAGCCAAATGCGAGCACTAACAAAGGCTATTGCACTTCATGGCTTAGGTATTGATTTATGGGCTGGTGAAGATATTAATGGCGAGTACGAAGGCGATGGCAGTAAGAAGCCTGTAATAAATATTGATAGTGATCAAGTCGATGAATTGGTTAAATTGCTTTGTGATGATAAAGGTTATTTAACATCTAAAGGTATTCAGCTATCCACAGCGTTTAAGTTCGGTAACATTGGCGAAATATTAACTAAAGATTTTGATAAGATATTAAAGGCGGCATCATGAATATTATAGAAACCTGTGAACAAGGGAGTATTGAATGGCTATCGTTGCGACTCGGAAAAATCACAGCCTCACGCGTAAAAGACGTGCTCACAAAAGGACGTGGAACTTCTCCAAGCAAAACCTCAGAAAGTTACATGATGGAATTGATAGCGGAAATTCTGACTGGAAGCAGCAAGCCGTTTTTCGAAAATGACGCTATGCGATGGGGTACAGAAACAGAGCCACAAGCTCGTGCAATGTACGCAGTAAATAATGATTTTGTAGATGTTAAAGAAGTGGCATTTGTTGAGCACAATGAGCAAATTGGTATTTCTCCAGATGGATTGATTGGTGATTATGGACTATTAGAAATTAAATGCCCGAACACCACAACACAGCTTAAACGCGCACTATCTGACGATTATAGCGCAGACTATAAAGCGCAAATACAAATGCAATTATGGGTTACTGAGCGTGAATGGTGCGACTTCCTAAGTTTCGATCCTCGCCTTGAATGTTCAGCAGGATATTTACAGCAAAGAGTTTTTCGTGATGAAGAATACATTGAAGAAATGAAAGAAAAAGTGTACGCATTTGTTGAGAAGATGAATGAATTAATTAATATTTTAACTAAAGAGAGTAAATAACATGAGTAAAGTAGCATTAAGCTTAAAAATCAACGTATCACAAATCGATAAAGCACGATTATTTGTAGGGCAGAAAGGCGCGTATTTAGATGCAACAATCTTTGTTGATTTGTCTGAACTGGACCAGTACGGCAATAGTGGAATGATTACACAAGACGTTAGCAAAGAAGAAAAGCAACAAGGCATTAAAGGCAATATTCTTGGTAACGGTAAAATATTCTGGGTTGAAAATGGTCAAGCGCCACAACCACAAGGGCAAGGATTCCAACAACAAGCGCCACAGCAACAGCAGCAACAGCAGCAGCAAGCGCATCAAGGTGGATTTCAGCAAGCACCACAACAAAGTCAAGCTAGGCAGCAAACTAACCAGGCTGTACAGCAAAACGTTAACACCAATGGAAGTGTAGACTTCGACGATGATTTGCCTTTTTAATCAACCAAACATGACACGGAAGTCGTCTTAATAAGGATATGTAACAATGTTAAATAAATACGATGTAAAACTAAAGCACGACAGGTTTAACCACTTTATAACGAAAGGTGTTATTACAATATTAATTGGAGCACTTGGTTTATGTCTAAGTCTGCTGATCGTTTTATAACAAAGCTACATATCTATCTAACAATTGCGGCTATATCACTAGCTGCAATAACAACTTACTACCCACAAGCAATAAGGTTTATATTGTGAGATTAACCAAAAATTATTCATCAAAAGAATACAAAGCTGAAATTATAAGGTTGAGAGAAAGAGATAAGAAGCAGCGCTCGACTATCAGGTCATTAACTGCTAACAGAGACAACCTAAATTTAAAGCATGAAAACAAATTAAGAACCGTATTAAAATTAAAAATAGACGGCCATTTAAAGTTAACGCACAAAGAAATAGCAAA